TTTTAACCAATCATAACCCTCCCAGAAAGTTATGGCTAGTGCTTCCACATTCAGATTCGCAAGCAAATCTCTTTTTCTTACATTCCCACAGTGTGATTTTCCTCTTGACGACTTCGTTAACAATCTCAACAAAACATTCCCAACACTTATTGAAAAAGGAGTAGCATGTCAAGAAAGACATCAAGACGGCAACAGCCACTTACATTGTGCCTTGATTTTCACGAAAACCTTTCAGACCCGACAGATTCGGTTCTTCGACGGTCTTGTCTCACCGCCGAAACATCCGAACATCAATTCGAAGTTCAAAGGAGGAGCCCCAGCAGCATTCAAGTACTGCATGAAGGAGGGGAACTATCGTCCCCTCCCCTCTGCGAACGAATTCGACCTGGAGACCTTCATGGACTTATCAGCCTCGAAGAAGAGCACGAAGGCCGCACTCATCGTCTCGGAAATCCAAACAGGTGCTACGCTGAATCAAATCGACGACCTATTCCCAGATTATCTCTTGCTTCACTTATCATCGGTAGAGCGATACTCGAACTTCGTCGAATTGAAGAAGAAACAGGAGGCCTATGCTATGACACGGGGGATTCCCATCCTTGTGAAGTCTGCGATTGGGCACATCACATCTTGGAACACTCAAATTGCTACGTGGCTTCAAACGAATCTACGTATGAACAGAGTTCATCGTCAGAAACAGATGTGGATCAAGGGTCCCCCCGAGTGCGGGAAGACTCACTTGATCATGTGGTTGGAGACGACTTTTAATCTCTCCATATACTATTGGCCTAAAGGCGAAGACTGGTGGGACGGTTATCGTGATAACAGTTATGACCTGATCGTACTCGATGAGTATCGTGCTCAAAAGAAAATAACCGACCTAAACCCAATCTTATCCGGAGATCCAGTACCCCTGTCTCGTCGCAATGCACCTGCATACGTCAAAAGACATATGCTCCCGGTCCTCATTCTATCGAATTTCACCCCAGCCGAATGTTATTCACTCGTATCTCATTCTCAACTCGCACCACTACTCTCCAGACTGGAGGTAGTTGAAATCCCCGACCACGGATTACTGCGAATTGAGAAAATGCAAACAAACTTCGCCGACGAGGCCTTGTCCGACGACGATATACTATCGCCGAGTCTTGATTTTGACACACCGCCAACCCCAGTGCCATTGGTGCTATCTCCCGCTATCATCAATCTATCGCTTGAATCTAGCGACGACGACTCGTTCATCTGCGAGTGTCTATTTCTCCACGAAGGCCCTTGTCCAGGACCTCCGCCACCCGATGGATACTCTACAGCGGAGCTAGAATTTGCTGAGAATAACAATCCAAAACTCCTCAAAAAATACTCAGAACATCTATCAACTCCGAAGGCACTCGGGCCAAAGGCCAAACCTCCTTCGCGTCCGAAGAAGGCCACGCGCCGACTGCTCAAAGCCTCAAAAGGATGCCGAAAGCTCTTTGAGACAGAAGCGATTGAGGACTAATTCCAATTAAATATGACTTTTCTCCCACAGGGAGTTTTTTAGTCAAGTTACCGTTTCACTACTGACTTGACCGACCCCTAAAGGAACCCTTACGGGAATCCGTATAGGATTGATATGTTTTTTTTATATCAAAAATATATAGATTTTTGATACGCGTGTCACGTCGCACGTGTCAGTGACACTAACACTAGTGACACGCTGTAGCGCAAAGGTAATATTAGGCTTTGCGCTACCTGCTACGCGACCCAGCCATTCGTGAACTGAAAGCTGACCAGCCTAATATTTAACTTTTTTATTTATTAAAAGTAAAAACTTTTCTTTATATGTCAAGCTGCCGCCAGTGTAGCATCCACAAACCCTTCGGTAGAAACAACCCACACCCCGATCTTTCAACATGGCCTCGACTTCCAAACGTGCAAAACCGACTACTGCTTTCAAACTCAAAAGTGGAAAGACCAAAAAGAAAAGAACAGGTGCCTACAGCACCGCAAGGGGAATGGTCCCCTCCTACGTCGGAAACCTATCGGTCGGAAGTGGACTAGGCACATCCGAAAAAAAGGTCATCGACATCCTGACGAACACAACCACTCCAACAAACACTGGTTCCAACTTATTCCTTCTCAATGGATGTGCTCCAGGAACTCAAAACTACCAAAGAATTGGTAGAAAAATCATCATGAAATCTTTGCAAATCAGAGGGTTCCTGCAGGCAGGGAGTGCCGCCACGGCATCTGAATCATACACAAGAATGATCATTGTCTACGACAAACAAGCCAACGCATCAGCACCCACCTACGCCAACATCATGACTGCCCAGGACATCACAGGTGCAACCGAAAGTACCTTCATTTCAATGGTCAACCTGGACAACCGAGACAGATTCGTCATCATTCGAGACAGAAACTGGATGATGGGTAGGGTCACAACTACCGCAACCCAAACCTATTCGACCGCAAACCCGGTCGACATCAACGAATACATCAAACTGAACCACGAAACTGTCTTCAACGCAGGAAGCGCCGGAACTGTCGGAGACATCACAACAGGCTCACTCTACATGTTTCTCATCAACTCTACCGGCGGTTCCGCTGGTGTAACCATGACTTGGGAAACCCGTCTCCGATTCATCGACCCCTAAATCAACCTATTTCTCTCAACAATAAATTCCTGGGAGGGTTTCATACCCTTTTAAACCGTATATTCCCCAGCTTAAAGTTAACGAAACTAATATATATAAGAAAAAATAATTTAATTTTTTTTAAAAAAAACATGGCTTCGTACTACCAACGAAAGAGACCAAGAAGACCCACACTGCTCGAACTGAAACGAGCAGGTGCCGAACTCAAACGAGTCGACCTCGGCACAAAAAACCCAGCTTTCGACACAACAGGAACAGTCGACTACCTACTAAACGGACTAGACCTGGGATCTAGCTCTTGGAATAGAGTAGGTCGCCGTATCCGAATGACCAAACTCGAAATAAGAGGCGTCTATTACCCCGACATCAGCGCCGCAAGCGGCCCTTCATATGCAAGAACTGTTGTCTTCTACGACAAACAATGTAATGGAACGATCCCAACCTGGGGAACCATCTTCAACACCACAACTTTCAACGGATCATCTTCAAACGGCCCGTTTTCCATGCCCAACATCTACAACGAAAAACGTTTTGAAATCCTATGGGACAACACCATTGTATTTGGCGAGGTAAACGTGGCGGGAAACGTCTACTCCAATGCGAATCCCGGTGCGATTCCCATGGACCACTGTATAGACCTGGACCACGAAACAACCTACGACGCAGGTACAGCAGGAGACGTTACAGATATCAACACAGGCTCACTTGTCATCAAATTCATCGCAACCACAAGTGGCGTAAACGCCTCGTTCCAAAGCCGCGTTCATTTCTACGAAGTTTAGACCCTACAATAAATTTCTGGGAAGGTAAAAAACCAAAGTCATAACTGCCTCCGGCGGGCCCTGCGGGCGGCCTTCCCAACCTGCGTGTCCTCGCTCCGCTGCGGGCCGCCCCAGCCAGCTACCCCTAACCCTAAACCTAACGGCTCCGCCTATGCCCCAGGCGGTTAACGTGCTCGCTCCGCTCCGCGCGTAGCCTGGCAGGGGCCGAAGCTCGCAGGCGCGACCTCCTACCGGAGGGGCCCAACCGGACCTCCTACCGGAGGGGCCCATCCTCCCAACCGTTGCCTTCGGCAACCCCAACCCCTAACCCTTCGGGAACTAACGCCCTACAACCCTAAACGTAAGGGGTGTGGAAAGTATGGGGTACCCTAATCCCATAACTAACCCTAACCCTAAGGGGTTTTTCAAACCCCCTAAAACTAATTTGTATTATAAACCGGTTTAATTATGGGACGGTTAATGCCAGGACAAACTTTTTTTTTTCAAGAATAAATTCTTTTTTTTTTCTTCTTTTTTTAACCAATCATAACCCTCCCAGAAAGTTATGGCTAGTGCTTCCACATTCAGATTCGCAAGCAAATCTCTTTTTCTTACATTCCCACAGTGTGATTTTCCTCTTGACGACTTCGTTAAC